TGTTCACGCCGATCAACAATCAGCTAAACGCCGAGTTTCGTAACACACTTGGCACCTTGGCGTCATCACCCTACACCTACTCCGGTGCGGCGGGTGACGGTGCGACCGGGCGCATGTGGTGCTACGGGGGCGGGCACGTTGACGGCGGCAACAACGGCATTTACCGCTTCGATGTGTTCTATGGAACATGGGCAATAGAGGCTTATCCGACTGCCTCGTGGTTCCGTGGCGCGTCTGCCTCGGACCTTTATTTTTACAATCGCAAGCCGAACGGACCTTGTTACCTCGGCTATGCGAACTTGTCGGATTACGCGGCGAATGGCAGGCCGGTTCCGAAGATGTACGCCTATGACCGAAGCTCTACCGGCTTCGCGTGCATGATTGACAACACTTATAAGACCCTGATGTGGGTCGAAGCTCCGGGGCCGGATAACACGCCGATTCCAGATCAAGCAACTTACAACATCATCAAGGCCAACCCTACCCTTGGCTTTGGGACGGTGGGATTCATCGGCTACAACGTGATGGCCGATGGCATTCAATGTACGACGCACTCGTACTATTCAATGTGTTTTGGCGCGAAAGCAAACATTCTCGCCAACTGCGGATATAACTTTTCCTTTGCTCGACTCGATGGCACTGGATGGGCAAGGTTCGACGACGTTAAATATCCTACGCAATGGCTCGCCAATATCATGGTTGGATATGGCGCGAGCAATCGCATCGAGCAGGCGTGGACTCTCGAAGATGAGGTAACAGGCAAGTTCTACTCGTTCGGGTACGGCTCGGAGGGGGCCGGGGTTGGCTACTTCTGGGCTAATGCTTGCCTCGTTTACGATCCAACAATCCCGGGCGTCGGTGGTTCTGGTTCTATGCTTTTCGGACCCTCGTTTGTCACCGGAGGTCTGCGGATGGACTATCCAGGTATGTACTGGCGAGCGGGGCGTCGTTTTGGCTGGTTCGATCCCGTAGCTGGCAAGTCGACGCAGTTTACGAACTTCGACAACACCCAATACAAGCGGCTCAACGTCGTGTTTAGTGGTGCGGGTGCGCCGATCACTGCCGAGAACGCGAACGAAGGTAAGGCGTTTGTCTACATCCCGCACTTGGGCAAACTGTGGGGATTCAGGTTCGCCTCTCCCGGCTTCGCGGTGACGGAATACGACATCGACGCGATCACGCCGATGGGCGGCGTCGATTGGAGCCTACCAGCGCGAGACATTACGGCCAACTTTACTAATACGAGTTTGTTCACAGAGTTGGGCAGCGGCAACATCTACACCCGGCTCCAATACTTTCCGGGCGGCAAGGTTCTAGTCGCTCATATCGACACCACGCTTCCGGCGCTCTACTGCCGGATCAACTGAGGACACTATGAGTTATTTTGGACCTCCTAGCGGTTACGGACGATTCGATGCGGGCGGGAACGTCAGTACAACCTGCGGGACAAACACGAAGGGTTCGTATGTAACAAACATTGCCTCTACTGCGTTTGATGCGGCGGCGGTAATTGTGGAGATGTCGGGGGCCGATACGTCAAACACCACCTATTTGGTGGATATTGCCGTGGGTGCGGCCGGGTCGGAGCAAGTGATTATTCCGAATCTATCCGTAGAAAACTGCACCGGAGGAAATCAGTACGGGATACCTCTTGTGTTCCCCATTTCGGTCCCTGCCGGGACAAGGCTTTCGTGTCGCGCTTCGGCGCAGTCAGGAACTCCCACCATTGCTGTTTACGTCACGATTATAGGCGGCGCGTTTGCCGACTACGGAACGATGGGGCGCGTAACTACCTACGGAACCGATACGGCTAACAGTCGCGGCGCATTAATGACCTGCCCCGGTTCGGGTGCTGGCACCTATGCTCAGCTTTCGGCATCGACAACAAACCCGATAAAGGGGTTTCTGGTGTCGCTAACGACCCCGGCCGGTTACTCCGGCTCGCTAGATTACTTGGGCACATTGGATATTGCGGTGGGCGCGGCCGGGTCGGAGCAGCTAATACTAACAGCGTTGCCAATTTGTACGCGTCCAGGCGATAACGCTGGCGCAGCGGTCAAAGGCAAGGTGTGGTGTTGTACACCGATGTGGATTCCCTTTGTTCCCTGCAACATTCCTGCGGGCACTCGTTTAGCGGCTCGGCTTGTATTCGCGACAGGTGCAGCAAACAATATCTGTATCTCAATTCACGGAGTCGATTAAATGGCAGTTTCTAGCGTAGCAAGCGGAACACAAACCGCAGTCATTACAACTGAGCACGTTCTAAACTCGCCAGCCGGCCCGGCGACTTACGTTCTTGTCGTTGATACGACCGCGATGGTTAATGGCGACGTGTTGGAGCTTCGCTGCAAGTCAAAGGCGAAAGCGGGCGGTTCGGCAATCGTCTATATGCTTGGATCGTTCTCGAATGTTCAAGCGGATCCTCTCAAACAGAGTGTGCCTGTTCCGTCCGTAGACGGCGGAACATTCACCCTCAAGCAGACGGCAGGAACGGGCCGCGCCTTCGACTGGAATTTGTACTCCTTGTAAGGCGATCCCATGAGCGTTTTACAGTACGGTGCCGAGTATAAGCCGTCCACCGCTGCCGCTGCGACTGCCGTGGTGTGGGGTGCCGTTCCGACTGCTGGTGCGGTAAATGTGGCGTCGACGAATTTCAACATCGGCGTCGACCAAACACCGATCGCCGGCACATTGGTTGTCACTCCGGCCAGCAACAAGCCGGGCACCTTCAGTCCAGCCACGGTGAGCCTTACGACCGGCAGTCCGACGGCGACGGTGACGTTCACGCCAACTCAAAGCGGCGTGCACACGATCAGCCTGACCAACAACGGCGGCTTGACCAATCCGGCGACGAAGCCGTACACCGTGCAGCCGGCGGTGACGGTGAGGCTGGTGGCAAGTCCGATCGATGCAACACCGCAGATCAACCTGACGAATCTGCATTGGAATTCTTCGGACACGGTCGATCAGGGCGTATCAAGCACCATAACCGATTTTGGCATACTCGGAAGCTCGAACGGTTCGGGTGATTTAACCGTGGCGCTGCCGAATAGCACGACCGTTTATCCGGGCAACGTCGAATTTCGATTGACTGACGCGACTGGTGTGACGGTTGGCATGGCGAAAGTGCCGGTTACATGACCACATTCTTTGTCTTTCGCGCCGCGAAGAATGGAAGCGCGGTGGTGTTCGAGAAAGCGTTGCTCACCGGAACGACGTACAACCTGACGCTGACGACGACTCAATCATCAGTGACGACGATGACGCTTATCAAGGCGCGGGTCGTGTTGCTCACGCTGACGACGATACAGCAAAGCTCCGCTGGACTCACCAAGCTCCTCTCGATCACGCGCTCGGCGACGCAAGCTGTCACCACAACACTCATCACCGCGACGACGCTGAACAGTTTTGGAATGGCGGTGCAGAACAGCGTGACCACGCTGACCAAGCAACTCAATTTTGTGCGATCTGCAACGCAGTCTACGGTGACGACTCTGGCGCGCGTGTTCAAGAGCGGTGCCGCAGGCTCGACATTCTTTATCACCCTATCGGCGACTCAAAACAGCGTGGGGAGCGTTACCAAGGGCATCCAGACCATCAAGAACACGGCGCAATCGTCCGTGACTTCGCTGATTCGACTGTTCACTAGCGGCGGCGTCAAGGTTATCTTCATGACGCTAACGACGGTCCAAAAGAGCGTAACGAGCGTGGTGGTATCGAAGATCCTCGGCGGGCTCAATAGCGGACTGGGCGCCGCATTGCTCTTGTTCACCGGTAGCGCCAAGACGCCGATCAATACCGCCTTCCTGTCCGGCACGGGCCCAGGCTCCTTCCTGACGACGTACCTGAAGGACACCTTCTTCGGCCACTGGTTTAGGACTGCGACATGGGCGAAGCCAACGCAAGCGTGGTGGGCGCTGTTCACGGTGGCACCGGCGCCCGACGGTACGGGCGGCGTTGAGGTCACTGGCGCGGGCTACCTGCGAGTGCAGGTCAACCCAGCCGACTCGAATTACAGCGCGCCCACGACCCCGAGCGGGACGCTGCGCGTGCTTACCAACGCCGTGACTATTCAGTTTCCGCAGGTTCTCGGCGACTGGGGGCAAATCGTTGGGGCGGGTCGCTTTGACTCCGCGGTGAACGGAAACCTTGAAGGCTTCACGCTCATCACGACACCGACCTACGTAAAGGCCGGCGACTCACCACCGAGCTTCCCGCCAGGGTCGTTGACGATTACGATTCAGTAGTAGAGCCCGCAAGGGTTTTTTCTTACCGGCAGTACCAGGGCCCGCTTCGTGCGGGTTTTTTCATTTCAGGAGGTTGCAATGGCACGTCTACCCGAAGACAACGCAACACCGGAGCAGGTCAAGGCGCTCACCGAGGCCGGCTTTTCCGAGACCGAGATCGCCCTGTTTACCAAGGATGAGCGCGAGGCACAGCTCGACCCTGAGTCCGATGGTACGGCGCCGGCTGAAGTGGTGGCCGAAAGCGACGATGGCCCGGTGCTCGATGATGGCAAGAAGGCCAAGGGTTACGCCGATACCGAAGACGGCGTTATGCCGCACACTGCCGAAGGCGAGGATCTGCCCGAAATCGAGGAGAAGGCACTCGAGGAAAAGAAAGAGGACGTCAAGGCAGAACCCAAGGTCGAGGTCGAAGCCAAAGTTGAGCCTGTCATCGATGAGACGACGGACAAGCGCGACTTCGTGCCAAAAATGAAGGTAGGCGAGGTCCGCGACTGGGCGGCAGAACGCAAGGCTGCGCGGGATCCCCTGCTCGACGCGCGCAAGAAGTGGGGCGAGGGCGATCTCAGCAACGAGGATTACTTCGCCGTGCAGGACGCGGTACAGGACAAGCTCGACGCGATCACGCGCGACGAAGCGAAGGCGCAGCTCAAGAGTGAATATAACGCCGACGCCGCGGGCGCGCTATGGGAGCACATTCAGGCTGAATTCATTGAGCAGAATCCCGGTTGGTCATACGAAAAGAGCCCGATCAAGTATCTGGCGCTCTCGGAATGTCTGAAACTCAATGGCGAGAAGTGGACCCGAGAAGGAATCTCGGACTACAAGGCGCTGCGACTGGCCAAGGCCGAGGTCGAAAAGACGTTTGGCGTCGCGGAGGCCCAACCAGAAGTCAAGCCCGTCGAGGCGGTCAAGCCACCGTCGCGCAAGCCGGACCTGCGATCGGTCCCGGCTACGCTGGCGCATCTACCGGCCGCAGCCGACATCGAGACCGGAAGTGAAAGCGAGTGGGATCGCATCGACGGTCTCGAGGGACTCGCCCAGGAACGCGCGATCGCCAAGCTGACCGACGAGCAGCGCGAAGCGTACGAGCGCGCTGCCTAAATGCTGCGACTCGACCTTCGCCCCGGTGAGGGTTTCGAGCTCGACAACGGCAGAATCGTAGTACGCATGGAATCGAAGTCTGGCCAGATCGCGCGATTGGCGATCGAGGCCCGCAAGGACGTACCGATCAAACGGCTTGACGTCGAGTCAACATCCCCGCGCGGTGCTCGGGACGGACTCAGCAAGCCAGTGTAGTACCCCGAAAGGGGCAAGAGCGTCGCGCAGGAGTGCGACTTTGCTAATCAGCAAGGAGCACTCAAATTTCCAAGACCATTATCGGTCTGAATGACGCCAAGGCCGTAAAACGTTTTTCTGGCGCGCTTGCGGTTGACACTGCAAGAAAATCGTACTTTAACAAGAAGTTCATGGGCGTCGGCGAGACCGCGTCCATGCCGGTTCAGCTTTTGACGAATCTCGAGTCGGATGCCGGCGAACAGATCACCTACGACCTGAGCATGCAGCTTCGCATGCAGCCGGTCGAAGGCGATCAGGTGTTGGAAGGTCAAGAGGAGAACCTCAACTTCTTCACCGACAACGCGTTCATCGACCAGATGCGCGGTGGCGTGAACACCGGCGGCAGAATGACGCGCAAGCGGACTCTGTACGACCTGCGCCAGATCGCCAAACGGCGTCAAGCCGAATGGTGGGCAAGAACGTTCGATGAGTTGTTTTTTATGTATCTGTCGGGCGCGCGCGGGATCAACACGGACTACATTTTCCCCGTGACGTACACCGGCTTTGCGAACAACGCACTGTCGGCCCCGGACGCGCCGGCGCACGTTCTGTTCACCAAGGACACGTCGGGCGGCGCAATTCCCGCCAACTCGGCCGCGGTGACAGCAACGTGCACGATGCAGCTCTCGACCATCGATCGCCTGGTAGCCAAGGCGAACATGATGGGCGGTGGCATTCAGGGTGTACCGCAAATCCAGCCAATCATGATCGACGGCGAGGAGCATTTCGTCCTGGTGATGACTCCGTGGGATGAATTCAACCTGCGGACCAACACGTCGGTCGGACAGTGGCTCGACGTAGCCAAGGCTGCGGCAACGCAGGAAGGTCGCAAGTCGCCGATTTTCAAGGGCGGCATGGGCTTTTACAACAACGTGGTCCTGCACTCGCACAAGGGTTGCATCCGCTTCAACACGTACGGCGCCGGCGGGAACATCGCGGCTTCCCGTTCGTTGTTCATGGGCGAGCAGGCGGCGGTTTGTGCGTTTGGCTCACCGGGAACCGGCGTGCGCTTCGACTGGCACGAGGAAACCCGCGACAACGGCAATCAGGTCGTGATTTCGACGAACAGCATCTTCGGTATCAAGAAGTGCACGTTCAACTCGCTCGACTACGGCGTCATTGCCGTGGACAGCGCAGCGGCCGACCCAGGCTGATCTAAGCCAAAGGCAAGAACCGGAAGGCCCGATGTTTGGGCCTTTTTCTTTAACACGAAGAAGGAAATTGAATCATGGCTACATATTGGGTGGGATCAGCCATTGACGGCAACTCGGCGAATAAAGCCGCGTTTGGCGTCAGTGGTTCGGTCAAGGTGCAGCACTCGCCGCCGATCGCCGACGATGTCGGCACGGTGCTGTGTGTGCAGAGCACGTTGTCCGTTGCATCGGGCACCAACTTTACGCTGAACGACGTGATTGAATGGGCTGTTCTGCCGGCCGACCACGTGCTGGTCGACTGGATTTTGTCGTCTGACATTCAGGACTCCAATGCGGCCCCGACGTTCGCGGTCACGATTGGTCTCATGACTGGTACGGTCGGCGATGCGACCAGGACGTCGGCGGCGAACTTCGCCGGTACGGCGGAAGGCGCCAACTCGGTCCCGTTCGGCAAGGGAACCGTGACGTCACCGACGTACATGCGGAACGGTCTGTATCAGACGTACAAGCTCGACGGCGTGATTTGGCCGCGTGTTGCCCCTTCGGCGACCGTGGACCGGAGCGTTGGCATGTTCGTTCAGGCGGTTGCGGCCACGAGTCCGGCTACGACTCGACGGATGGACCTGCAACTGTTCTACAAGATCGCCGCGTACGGTCAGTAACCGCAAGGTGTTGTTGGAAGCCGGACCCACAAGGTTCGGCTTTTCTTTTCCATATTCAGGAGGGCTTCTCATGGCACGAGGCTGGATTGAAACGCTTTCACCGCTCGAGCGCGACAAGGGCTCGAGATTGCTTTGCAATGGCCGGTATTACAACTACCAACTCAACGCCTACGGCCATTACGTTGCCGAGGTTTTGAATGACGAGGACTACGCATCGACGCTGTCGATTGGTGCCGGGTATCGTCCGTACAAGCCCGCGCAAGACTATCCAGGGCTCGCCTTGCCGCAGGTCGAGCAGTCGGCCATTCCACTGACGCGCGAGACGCCGCCGGTGTCGTCGTCGCAGAACAGCCGGAAGGCGCCGCAGAAAAAGAATGCCGGATCGGCCACTGACTTTCACGCAGACATCGCGCGCGGCTAATGCCTACCGTCTTCTACCAAGACGTTCTTGATCGGGCGCGAGTTCCGATCAATGACGCCGCGAAGGTCCGCTATACAGACGACGAGCTCAACTCGTACCTGAACGACGGCATCTTGGCCATGGTTGGTCCAAGGGCTGACTTGTTCGTCTTCGACGGCACCATGAGCACCGTGGCGGGAACCGTCAATCAAACGCTTCCGGCTGGCGGAATCTCGGTGATGGACGTGTATGCGGCGACGGCAGGAGGGGTCTCGCGCGGGGTATCTCGGATGCTGTTCGACGATATACGGACCTTTCGCCAAACCTGGCGCACGGACCCTGCCGCAATATGCCAAAACTGGCTTTATGCACCGCAAGACCCGGACAAAGTCAGTGGCCCGGCTTTCATGATCTACCCACAAGCGCCGGCCGGACAAGTGCTGAACGTAATTTACTTGAAGGCTCCCGTACGTGTTGCGACCGCGCTTGCGGCGACCACGATTCTGCCGATCGCCGACACCTACTCGGTGCCACTACAAGCATACGTCGCTGGCCGCGCTGAGTTGAAGGATGACGAACACGTCAATAGTGGACGCGCCGAGCTCCTACTCAAGACGTTTCTCGAACAGATCGCCGCCCTGGACAAGGGAGAGGACGCGTCACCATGAGCAAAACATGGACGGCATTTCTCCCGCAGGTCGCGCCGACGACGTACGGCGCTCCCGAAATCATGCAGGTCGAGGCCATCCGCAATTCGGCGATCGAGTTTTGCGAGAAATCTTTGGCCTGGCAAGTCAATCAAGACCCCTACACAATCCCGACGACCATCCTCAATACTGACCCGCAAATCCCGTTCAACACCGACGCCGGCATTTTGGTGCACAAGGTTTTGAACGGTCGCTTGCAGGGCTTCGGTGTCGCGCAACTTACAGCGCAAACGCCGGAATGGTGCGACTACAACTATCCGGGCTGGCTTGATGGCGCGCAACTCGGTAAGCCGTCGAACATTTGCCAGATCTCGCCGGACGCCTGGGTTCCGGTTCCGGCCGCGACCGGAGGCCCGTGGACGGCGATTCTGCGGGTGGCATACAAGCCTTCCCGCGATTCGACGACTGGGCCCGACTTCTTGTTCAACGACTACTACGAAGACATCGCTTCAGGCGCTATCGCGCGCCTTTGTGCGATGCCCAAAAAATTGTGGTCTGAGACGCAATTAGCCATGACGCACGCTGCCATTTTTGAGGAGGCCATCCAGCGCGCGAAGATGCGCGCGGCACGCGGATTTGGTCGCGGTCGGCCTAGAGTGAAGGCGCTATTCGTATGAGCAACTCAGTCAAGCTAGTGCAGAACACGACCGGCCCGAACATGACGATCACGCTGTTTGACAAGGCGTCCGGCACGCTGATCGATCTTACTGGTGCAACGCTGACGATGATCTGGCGCGCGGTCAACACGACCACGCCGCTGCCGATCGTTGGCATGTTTCTGACGCCGAGCGCGACGCCGACCAACGGCGTCTTCACGCTAATTTGGGGCAGCACGGCGTTGTTCAACCCGCCCGGCTGGTACGAAGGCCAGATATTCATTGCCCAAGGCGGAATCAACACCGCGATCTATGACCCATTGCGCGTGTACCTCGAGGCGCACTTCTAATGCACCCGGGAGCGAGCGCGCTTGGTAGCGTCTCGGTTGCGGCCGGTGCGCTTGACAACTATCTCGCCGCGGCGGCAATCGTCGCCATTACGGCTGTCGCTGTGCTGACGCCTGGTGGTCCGGCCCCGAGCTCGATGGCAGCGGCCAATTCAGACCATATCGTTCTTGTGGTGGCCTACGCGCAACCGCAGGCCATCGCCACGATGACACAACTTACCCTTTCGGTGAAATAACATGCGTAAGCTCACGGCCAATGTCGTCCAAGAGACGACCGCGACAATCGGCACGGGCACGCTCGCGCTTTCACAGTCGGCCGGATGGATGCGCTTCTCCGATCGGTTTGTTGCTGGCGACACTGTTTACTACTCGATTCGCGACGGCAACAACTGGGAAGTTGGCAAAGGAACCGTCGGTGCCGCGAACACCCTCTTACGCACAACGGTTCTTGAAACCCTAGTCGGCGGTGTGGTTGCGGTCGCCGGGCCGGCCATGGTTCTCGCGAGCGGATCCGCGATCGTGCGCGCGGTTGTTCCCGAGGAGTTGTTCTCGACCGTGCTCAAGGTTGAGACCGTGCTTACGGCGGTTAACGTCAACCCGGCGGTCGACGGTTTTAGCTACGGAGTGACGGTCGCAAATGTGACCCTGACACTGAATGCCGCGCCGAGCGTCGGCGATCGCATCCAGTTTTTTCAGGCTTTTGCCGGCGACGTCAATGGTCTCGCGCAGTGCATCGTTGACCCTAACGGCGGAAAGATAAACAACACAGTCGGAGCGATGACGGTCGACGTGCCCAACTTCTCTTTCTTCCTTACCTACGTCAGTGCCGGATACGGCTGGAAGGTTGACTAACGATGAGCTTGCTTTCGACCTTCCTGCAAAAGCCGTACACCGGCATGTCGCAGACGAACCAGAATCAACTGCTTTTTTCGCCGCCACTTGGTCGGCCGATCATGCGGCTCGAGGCGACCGACCTGACCGCGGGAGCCGAGGTCTACCCTCAGATCGGGCTGTGGACTGACCGCAACGTCGCTGGTGCAGGCGGGGCAATCCAGTGGCAAGCGCAGAACAGTACGCCGGCGTTCATTCCTGTCGCGACGCTGGCGGCGAACATCAATGTACTGACTGCCGGCGCGGAAAGTTCACAGATCGACCAAACGGTTTATTCTGTCGGCGCGACCAAGAAACTGTCGCTGCGCGGCGACTTGTCTGCGCTTGTCCCGGCGGTCGATGGTGCGCTTGGCCTGGGTGTCGCGAGCCTGCATTGGGGCTCGCTGTATCTCGGTGATGGCACGCGCGGCGGTAGTCTGCTCCCGAACGCGACCGAAGGCTTGATTTGCGGTTCGGACACCAATCATGGCCTGGCGCTGAAGACCAATGGCGTCATTCGCGCGCGTTTCGACAACGTCGGCCGTTTTGCTCACAACGACGTCATTACCGCGGCGACGTTACACCATGTTGGCGGCACGCACGTTGGCTCGGCCACGACCTTGTACGGGTACGACGCGACGCTGACGCTGCCGGTGACGACGACCGTAGCCGCTTCCCTGTTCTATGCCCTGCCGAGCAGCGCGGTGGCGGCGTTCACCCTGACCGACCTGGCGTCGTTTCATGCCGGGGACGTGACGCGCGGGGCGGGATCCACGGTCACGAACTACTACCACTTCCGGGCGCAAGGAGCCGGCAGCGGCGTCAACAACGTGTACGGGTTCTACTCGAACCTGCCACTGAATAGCATCACGACATGGGCGTTCTACGGTGCCGGAACGGCGCCTAGCCTGTTCGGCGGGCCCGTTGGCGTCAATGTCGGATCCGGGGCACCGTTCAACGGCTATCTGTACGCCGACAATGTGGGCGGCTCGGTTGCGGCGGCTTACCTTGTCACGCGCGCAACGCTCTCCGGGCTCGTCATCGACATGCGCGGCGGGGTCTATACGTCGGCCGAGACGTTCCTGAACCTGTCCCAAACCGGGACCAGTATTTTCAAGGTGCGCGGCGACGGCGTGGTGCTGATCGGCAACGGCGCCACGGCCACCACGGGCAGCATTGTGACCCTGGCCGGCGGCTTGGCGCTACCCGCATACGACACCTATTCGGCGAATCAGGCCACGACGCTTCAGATCAATGGCACCCACGTCGTTCCGGCGCTAGGCCAGGCGCTAGACATCAGCCTTACGAGCAGCGTGACGTCGATCGCCGCCACGGGGCTTTATTGTGGCATTTACGCGGCTCCAACGATCGCTGCCAGTATCGCCGGTGCCCGAGCATACGCGATGCTTGGCTCGATCATTGCGGCTGGTGCGGGCACCATCATCGGCATGTACTTCCAGGCCACCCATACCGCTGGCGCCTCGGGCACGCTGACTGGATGCCAGATCGACGTGTCGCCAGTCGCGACCAGCGGCGTCGTGGCGGGCTTGATGGTGAACCTTGCGAGCACGCTGGCCCCGACGACCTATGGCGTGCGGATATTTGGCGCAGCCAATGCGGCCAT